AGAACATCGCCATCAGCCAAGCCATCGGATTGATCGGTTTGGTCGGCCTTCTCATGCCCTTGCCCTATACCTGCCATCATTCAACCCCCCTGACAGGACTGACAGGTTTTTTCCGAAATTGGAGGGGCGACGGAAATCGGAACATTTCATCTGACCTCCATCAGCACATCGACTCGGATCTCGTTGGTGGTGTCCTTGGTAATCGGTAGGAAGGTCGCACGATAGGCAGGTGTGTCGAGGGCGGTGTCCCCATGCAAGACGATTTCCTTGAGGGACTGTGATGAGGTCTGCTGTGCGTCGAAGGTCGCAGAAATGGCTACTGTCCTGTCGTCGATCTTGACGACTTGGGGTATGACTGTCAGTTGTGGCGTCCCTGCCCCACCGTCCCTGCTTGACGCATCTCCTCCACTTGATCCGAGAGTCATGCGTGTGACTATGGTGGAAAGATGGTCGGTGAGGGCGGCTTTGAGTGAGTCGAGGACAGGCATCATTTCACATCATAGAAAACGCTCTTGCTCGTACCGAGAGGCCGCGCTCGCTTGTCGCTATCACGCACACCGATTTTTCCCATTCCTTGAGAGTGTTTCGCACCGATAATGAATCCGGCGTTGCTTACGGAACGGACACGGACACGGTGGACGGCAACGACTTCGATGTTACTACTCAAGGAGATTTCTGCGACTTCGATGACATCACCTGCGTTCTCGTCAAGCGGTTTGCTGTTGCCTGAGACGGCTTGAATATCTGAGAGCAACCCTTCGATTCCCTTTTCATACTGTGCGATGATGAAGTCACTCATCAGGGTGCTGTGATCGTGGTTCGCTTCAAACACCACGAACTCTCCCCTGATTCCTTGAACGGGGAGATTTACATTCACAATCTCTCCGGGTTGGATTGTAGTTGCGTTCACCGCCCCACCAATGTTGATGATGGGCGCACCATTCTCAGCACGGGCAAGAACTGACTTAGCGAGCCTTAGTGCTTCGATATTGGTCTTCAAGCCGGGTATGTCCTGTCGTAAGGTTCGGACAAGATTGTTTTCTGCACCCTTGTTCGCGTTCATCTTCATCTTCTCCAAGTCCTTGACGATGACGAACACCCGTTCATTCGCCGCCATCTTATCACCTACAACCACGATTTCATTTGGTGAATCGTACATCTTGCTCACGCCGACTCTCAGAATAGCACTCGCCAATCCAAGAGTCGAGCCGCGATTGATGAAACTGTCAGATGAATAGACCAACGAACCGTTCTTCTCATTCACCAACTGCTTCCCATCTATCTGACTGAGGTTGCGAAGTATCTCCATGATGTTCAGCCCTTGTGTCTTCCGTGCGGTGAATATGCTTGAATGATCATTGATTAGACGGAGAGATGGATGAGCGTTCAAAGTGGATGAAATCTCCCTGTCCTTACCCAACAACGCTCTCGTAGGAGTGACATTGTAACCCGCTAATTCAGAACCCGCATCGTTCAGTAGCGACAAAGCGGCATCGCTTGTGCGGATCCCTATGAATCCCTTCTGCCCCATTAGCACCGCTCCGGTTTTCAATCCCGCATCACTCAGGCTATCGCTTTCGATATTGCGGAACAGGAGCGTTGTGGATAGTTCATCCTTCTCAAGCCCTGCAATCCGTAGTGTAAATCCTTGACTATCAAATAGATATGGAGGGAAGTAGTCAGATGCAAGAGCCTTACCATCGAAGCGAAGCGAGGTGATAGATGGTGAAGCGGTGCGGATTCGGGCCGAGGACGCACCATTCTCTATGTGAATAGGCCGTTGATTCACCATGAAGAAATCCGATGGATCATACTCCAACAACCCCCTGTATGATAGCGTGGTCTGCTTAACCGAAGTGCTGACGGTATCATACCTATTCCATAGTGCTGATACCTGCTTAGATGTGGTGATGGAATTGTCGATGAATGTCGGGGCCACGAGATGCGGGAGCGTTAGCGGGCGAATATCAGTCAGGGCAGATGGTGTGGCTGAATCAGATGCGTTGTTAGAGTAATACCTCAATATCTGCCCCGTCAAATCGCTAAGACCTGTGCTGTTGGTCACACCTGTGAGTTTATTCTTGGTCTTGCCCGTGTAATGGACTTCTCGCTTGCCCACGACGAACAGTGTTCCCGCAGTAGGCAACAGCGAAGCATCCTCAAGCATCACATTGGTTCCTGTATGATTGACCACCTTGAACTGTGGAAACATTCGCATGGCCGTGTCCATATGCGTGTGCGTTATGCCTTCGGGCGTAGTCTGCTTGGCGAAGTCACCCCCAACACCTGTGCCGTCGGCTTTGTATCGTGTTTCGGATTGGTTGATTACTTCACCGCCACCGGGGTGCGTGGTCTGTGAGTAGCGTGGTTCAATTTCCGGGTTGAACTCACCATCGACAGTCTTGCGAACCGCATCTGATTTGAAAAATTGGAGCATAGATGCACTCGGTAATAGGTGATAAACGACATCGTGTTCGTTAGCATCGGGCCATGGTATCTCTAATGCTCCTTCGGCGGTGGAAGTGAATTGAAGACTACCGAGCGTCTTCTCTAAATCCGCCGAGAATACTCCATATCTGTTGTCTCGTGTGAATGGCTGATGTTCTAAATCAGGTGTGCCTGTGGATGATCTCGCACCCAATACCCAACCGTCTTGCAATAGATCAGAAGCAAAACCGAACAACTTGAGTGGTCGGACAGGTCGCACGAAGTAATCAACAGTTTTCCTTCGTGGACTAGATGTGGTTGCATGGCCCGAAGAACCTTCAATTGCTGTTGATAGAGAGCCTTCTTCGGTTCGATTGAGATAGGTCTTACGGAGGATGTAAGTTCCACCCCACGGTGGAAGATCAGCCGAACCCCTGACTGTCCATGCATCCTTAGCGTTGGTTTTGGCCGCATTTAGTGGCGTAGGAGTAGCCCCCGGACTCGTTAGTGTAGCGGTAATCACTCCTCCTTCCCCACCCGTGTCAGATATGACAATGGTTGGTGCAGAAGTGTAGCCCACTCCGGCATTTGTGATTGATGTCCCATTGATTGTTCCATTAACTCCATCTATGGTTACGGAGATATTGTTAGGGTAAGACCATGAATAACTTGCGGGGATGATTACTACGCTTTGATCATAACCGGAACCTGCGTTAGTGATTGTCCAATCCGTGACATGACCCCCGCTTGAGTAAATTGCTGTACCTGTCGCACCTGAACCTCCACCTCCCGTAGTTGTCCAAGCAACAGTCCCACTACTACCTCCTCCCTGAACCCCCGCATCGCCACTAATGGATGCAATACCCAATGTCGGAGAAATGGTGTATGTCCCTGCGAAACCCGAACCTCCACCACCTGTGGCGGATAGCGTACCTGCCGCATACATCGTAGCAACGGTAATGCCCGTTCCATTGTTCGTAATCGCAAGCGAGGCCACATCTTGACCACCATCACCCTTGTCATCTTTGGTATCGGGACTCCATGTTGGGAGTGTGTATGGATTTGTGATGGTCTGCGTTGTCCCTACTGAACCATCAAGTGTCATCCCATGTTTGAGGAACCGAGTGTTCACAGTCCATGACGGCATCACAGGGAAGTGCTGTCCTAAGATTAGGTCACTGTTCAAAGACACCGCTTTCGTGGAGGTCACAGCATACTCGGTGTTCCTATTGGTCTGTCGCTCGCTCTCGGTCTGTATAACGAAGCCCAATCGCGGCTCAGTCCTCGCTTGTACCTGCCTGTGGTCGCTTATCTCGGAGAGTGGAATTGGACTCAGTTTTGTGATGTCTTCATCGTCATGCGTCCCTATCCCCCAACCCGTAGTGGGGTAGTGGACATTGGAGGTGTTAGAGTGGTCAACAGCAGATGCGTTGGTGTGTAGGGCATTGCCTCGCAGGTGATGGAAGCCACCACCACCAACGCCATACTGTGCAACGCCTGTTGCTGTCGAACTAACGGCTGATTCGGAGTTGGCTTGTGCATAAGTGTTGGATCCCGTGTATTGAATGAGGTCAATGAATGGGTCGGAGCCTTTGTTCATCGGGATAGCCTTCAACGGCGAGTCATCATCCGCATCAGGATCAATCTTTGGTTCCCATCCACCTGCGGCTAAAGCGGTTGGATTGACCAAGCCCGATGATTCGTAGCCGAGAGTCCGGCCAATGCCTATGGGTTGTTCCGACGGAAGAGGCTTGGTATTGCTCATCCTGACGGTACTTGAGAAGGGAGTGGACTCAACAGTATGGGAAGACAGCACCAATCCTATTGGAATTGACCTCTCGACTCCGCTATAATCCGCAGGGAAAACCCACGAATCACCATATGCGCCCGCGTCGGGTATCGTATTCATCGAGTCATGGACTCCACCATCGAAGCGAGCCTTCCCATATATCGGCTGATTTCCTGATTGGTTCTCGTTTGGATCACCCGCCAACATATCCAACGCATCGGATCCTGTTCGGAACCCCCATGCTCGGACGGGTAAGCGTCTGCTGTAATCATATGCGACCATTCCATCAATGACTGACACATATTTCGTGAAGGAAACGGAGTTATCGGTATCATATGATACGGTCCCCGCCGACTTCTCAGGGTTAATCCCATCACCTATGCCCTCGCCCCGACTATATCTCACATTCTCGTATGTGGTCAACAGCCTTAGAGTACCCTGTGGCTCCCTTAGTGTAGTATGACCCATGAGTACGCTACCACCTGATTTGATTCCGGGGTGTAGTCCATGCCCTCCGGCGTTCAATCCGTTGTAGCCGTAGTTCTGCAACCATTGGATGACATACAGTTTCTCAAAGGGAATTGCATCCTCGGCACGACCAGTCGTGGTAGGGTTGGAGTGGTTTCGGAGGTAAAGCCCTCTCGTGGGGGGGTAGTTGAGTGATCGAGGGCCACCTGCCTCCCTATATCGGAAGGTTAGGTAGTGTTCACGGCAGGTTCCGAGTAAGGCGGGGTGGCTATACTCGGCAAGCCAATTGCATAGGAAGGCATCAGGGACACACCCTGTACCCGTATTGGTCTTAGAAAGTAGTGAAAAGTCACCGTTTGTGGCTGTTATACTCACTGTATTTCCCGGTGTAAGGGCGGCGAGGTTGAGATATTCGGGGTCGTGGCATAGGAGAGGGGGTACAGTAGCAAGTTCTGTTCCACTTCGGGGTACTACGACCCCTTCTTCCAATCCCGAAACGAAATACGCACCCGATCCAACGCTGATTATAGGGGCAATTGGTCGTCCACCGGAGAGAAGATAGTCGTCAATTAGGAATCCGTTGAGCGAAAACTCACTCGCCGTGTTATATCGGCCTCCACCAGTCAAATCATCAGCAAATCCAAGCCTTGTTGGGCCGGAAGATGTGGGAATTGTACGCTCCACAGCCGCCCTTCGGACCTGATGACCCGCTCCTATGGTGTCTGTATGCTCCTGACCGGGGGCGATTAGGTAGTCAAAGTCGGTTCTTGATGTCTCATTTGTCACGGCTCGGACATCAGGTAGCCCCATCCCCTCCATTTCTGACGCGGGAATGCCGTCTGCGGAGAAGGAACCGT